TTTGATGCTCCCCGAGGACTTCAAGCGGGAACGGTTGGGGATCGTCGACCTGGACGAAGCCGAAGGCGAATGGGTCATCCCCGCGTCAGCGTGGCATGACTGCGGGTCGAGCTCGGAAATCCCGAAGGACGCCGAAGTCACCTACGCCCTGTCCGTCTCCACCGACCGGGGATACTCCACGTTCGGTGTCGCTGGCCCGTCGTCGCTGGGGGCGTTCGCTCACATCGAGATTGCAGCGAACCAGAAAGGCACCCACTGGGTTGTCGAGTGGGCGAAGAAACGCGGGATACGGGTGTCGATCCGCAAAGGCACGCAGGCGGCGTCGCTGATCGCGGATCTTGTCGCCGCCGGTGTGCCCGTCGATGAGGTGACAGCGGAAGAGTACGCGAAGTGCTGCGGCCGGCTGTACGACGCGGCGATCGAAGGCCGGTTGAAGCACCGCAGCGAAGGTGTCCTCGAGGCCGCGGTGCGGAAAGCACTGAAGCGGCCCTACTCGGATTCGTTCATCTGGGACGCACGCAAGTCAACGGTCGACATCGCTCCGCTTGAAGCGGTGACGCTCGCCGTATCGAAGCACCTACAGCCCGACTCTGAGCCGGCGCCCCGATTGGAGTGGCTGTGATCATTCGCATCATCACCACCGTCATCGGTGCCGCCGCCATGCTCGCCTGTCTCGCCCTCGTCAACCCGTGGCTAGCCGGCGCGACCGTCGCCGCCGCCGTCGCGGCGTGGGGCCTGCTGAGTGATTCGGAGGCCCAGTGAACCTGCTGTCTCGCCTCCGTAACCGTGCCGACGCGTCGCTGTCGCTCGAACAGTGGGCTGAGTCTTTCAAGTTCAACGGGAACACCTACCCGCTCGGCTTTCAGTACACGATGAAGGGCTCACCGCAGCAGGAAATCGAGAACTCCTTCGAGTCGTACGTGGCGAACATCCACACCCGCCACGGCACCGTCGCCGCTGCGGTTGCGGCGCGGTCACTGCTCGTCTCTCAGATCCAGTTCAAGTTCCGGCGGCTCGCTGACGGACCCGAAGGCGCGCTGATCGGCACGCAGGCACTGCTGCCGTTGGAACGGTTCGACGCCCCGTTCACCCGTGAACGTGTCCTCGCCCGCGCCGAGTTGCATGTCTCCTACGCCGGGAACGCCTACTTCTACAGGCCCCCCGGCGGACGGGTGCGCCTGTTGAACCCCGACTGTGTTCGGCTGGTCATCGCGTCGCATTACGACCCTGAGTCCCCGGCGTTCCAGTTGGACGCCGAGCTTGTCGCGTACCTCTACACCCCGGACCCGGCCCGGAAGCAGAACGTCCAGGTTCTCGCGCCGAACGAGGTCGCCCAGTGGGCACCGGAGCCGCACCCGGTGAACCCGTGGATCGGTCAGTCGTGGGTCACGTCGGTGATGTCCGAAGTACTCGGCGACGGCCAACTCACGGCGCATCAGCGGAACTTCTACGCGAACGCCGCGACCCCGAACATGGTGATCACGCTCCCCGCGTCGAACGACCAAGCCGCGGTGGACCGGTTCATGGCCCGTCACAAGGAAGCGAACACGGGGCCGTCGAAGGCCGGCAAGACCATGCTGGTCACCGACGGCGCCGACGTGAAAGTGGTCGGCTCCCAGTTGCAGCAACTGGAACTCAAAGACTCGCAGGGTGGTCACGAGTCGCGCATCGCGTCCCGGTCCCGTGTCCCTGCGACCGTCCTCGGGATCCGGGAAGGGCTCGGCGGTTCCGCGTTGTCGACAGGGAACTACCCCGCGGCCCGACGCATGTGGGCTGACGGATGGTTCTCACCGACCGCTCAGGGGCTGTGCTCAGCCGTGTCACCTCTGATCGACGTGCCGGCAGACCTCGAAGTGACCCACGACCCGTCCCGGGTCATGTTCCTCCAAGAGGACCGCAAGGACGAAGCCGAGATCGCGTCGAACGAAGCGACCACAATCCGCACCCTCGTAGACGCCGGGTTCGACCCGCTGTCCGTCGTGGAAGCGGTGCGCGCTGGTGACTGGTCGCACCTGAAGCACTCGGGCCTCATGTCGGTCCAACTCCTTCCCCCCGGTACGTCAAGTCAAGGAGCCGCAGCGTGAGCGAGTTCGCCATCGAGTACGCGTCGCGTGTCCTCGCCGATGACATCGACGTGCGCGACACCGCCGAAGGCCGCACCGTCTACGGCACCGTCGTCCCCTACGGGCGTGTCGCAACCGTGAACGACGGCGCCGGCCCCTACCGCGAGATGTTCGCCCCCGGAGCGTTCTCCCGGTCCATCGCCCAACGCGCCGCCAAGGTCAAGCTGTTGGTGAACCACGACGGCCGCAAGCTCCCCGTCGGTGTCGCCACGAAGCTCGAGGAACGCGACGACTCGCTGTACGGAGAGTTCCTCGTCTCCCGGGCGCAGATGCACCTCATCGACGACGTGTCCGACGGGATCCTCGACTCGTTCTCCGTCGGGTTCCGCGGCATCGACGCCAAGAAGGTCGACGGCGTCGTGATCCGCACCGAAGCCGCCCTACGTGAGGTGTCGCTGGTCGGGTTCCCCGCCTACGCCGACGCGCTTATCGGCGGTGTCCGCATGTCCGACGACCTGCGCGAGCAGTTCGACCGGTACCTATCCGAGTTCTTCGCCCTCGCCGACCCCGGCACGGGCACCGACGGCCCGCCCAACCAGGGCACGCCAACGGCAGCAGTACGAGCCGCGCAACTGCGCGCGCTCGACCTCATCACCTTGAAAGGACGGTCCTGATGGATCGCACCGAAATTCTCGCCGGGGTCGACTTCGTCCGCGGCGTCATGGAGTACCACCGTGACCGGCTCGCTGCCGGACACACCGAGACCGACGCCGAGGCCGCCGCCTGGGACGACGGCCACCGCTACATCGAGGAGCAGTCCGCCCTCGTCCGACGGATCGACGAGCGCGACCAGCAGCTCGCCCGCGCCGCCGAGTTCCTGACCACCCACCCCACCACGGTCGCTGGTGACGGCACCCTCCACGTGCCGAACCTCAACACCCGCACCGGTGAGGACCCGTTCGACCTGTCGACCATGTCGCGGTTCACATCCGCTTCGGACCTCCGCGGCCGCGCCCTGACCGCCGTCGAGAAGATGCCCCACGCCGACGACAAGGCTCGCTCTGCTGCTGTCGACACCCTCGAGCGTTTCGACGACTCGCGTGGTTCGGTCGCCGAGCGGTACCTGCTCACCGGTTCGGAGGCGTACCGGTCCGGTTTCGCGAAGGCGATCGCCGGCCGCACCCACGCACTGACCCCCGATGAGTCCGCCGCCCTCGACCGTGCCGCGTCGCTCACCGATGGTTCCGGCGGGTACGCGGTTCCGTTCCTGCTCGACCCTTCGGTGACGCTGACGTCCAACGGGACGAACAACCCGTTCCGTCAGATCAGCCGGATCGTGCGCGGAACGTCCGACGTGTGGAACGGTGTGAACTCGGCTGGTATCTCGGCCGGGTGGGTCGCCGAGGGTGTGGAGAACACCGACAACGCTCCGACCCTGACCGCCCCCGCGATCACGGCGCACAAGGCGTCCGCGTTCGTGCCGTACTCCATCGAGATCGACCAGGACTGGCAGCAGATGCAGTCTGAGATGTCGATGATGCTGATGGACGCCAAGGACGTCCTCGAGGGCGCCGCGTTCGCGACGGGCTCCGGTACCGGTCAGCCCGTCGGCATCGTGACCGCCCTCGTGGCGTCGTCGCCGTCGGTCATCACCGCGTCGGCCGGATCCAACGTGTTCGCCAAGGCCGACCTCTACAACCTGATCGAGGCGGTACCGCCCCGGTTCCGTGGCAACGGTGCGTGGGTCTGCAACCTCGCGATCACGAACGACATCCGGGCGTTCGGCTCGACGTACGACGCGTTCACTGTCGACCTCACCGCAGGTGGCGTCGCTCAGCTCCTGGGCCGCCCCCTGTACGAGTCGTCCGACATGGACGGCACCTACGGCTCCGGCGAGAACTATGTCCTCGTGTACGGCGACTGGTCCAACTACGTGATCTTTGACCGGATCGGCATGTCGGTCGAGCTCATCCCCCACGTGTTCGGAACCACGAACAACTACCCGACCGGTCAGCGCGGCCTGTACGCGCACTGGCGTGTCGGCGCCGACTCGCGCAACGACGCCGCGTTCTCGGTCCTGAACATCACCTGATCCGCCAGCCCCGCCCGGGTCACATGACCCGGGCGGGCTTCCCCGTTCAACATCGAGCCCTAGGAGGGCAAGCCATGTCCCACCCCCAGAAGGTCATGACCACGGAGACCCTGACCGGTACCCGTGTCATCACGACCGCCGAGTGCAAGACCTACGGCATCATGTCGTTCGACCCGGGCGGCGCCGGCCGCGCGATCACGCTCCCAACGATCGCGGACACGATCGGCCAGAACCTCGTCATCGCGAACACCGCCGACGCCGCGGAAGTGCTCACCATCTCCGACTCCGTCGGCACGGTGTGCACCCCCACCCAGGCCGAGTCCGCTGTCCTGTTGAACGAC